CTTAAATTATATGGCAAATCTTTTTCCAACTGCTCTATTTCTTCTTTATCCAGAAGGGGATTATCGTATGTTGTAAAATGAAAACTCTTCCATCCTTCTTTTCTTCGTTCGCTTGCTTCTTTAAATAATTCATAAAAGAGATGATTCTGATTTTTATGTCTTTTTCCCTTTGGAGTTCCGCCTATTAATACTTCCGCTTTATAATCCAGCATCATTGGTGCTATTGATTCCTCCCAAAGCTTTCTATTCTTCAATATTATTCCCGCTTCGTTTATTATAATAAGATGATATCCAAACCCTTCCATATTTTCAGGTCTGTCTGCTGAACGAAAATCGCACACGCTGTTTAAAATTCTTAAATCGTTTTTTATCGAACGCCAGCTCCACCAGCTTCTATCCAGATTTTTAAGAACAGGGAAGAAGTACCTCTCGATATATCTCTCTATGTTTGCATAAATAGTATCAACCCAAAGCACTTTTATTTTAGGTCCATCCCCGGAACTTAAAGCTCCTGCTGATGAACCTTCTGTAATTTCATTCTTCGTGTCGCTCAGCATTCTTTGAATCACATAATTTGCAAAACCTTTTGTTAACCCAAATCTTCTTCCTTTAGCAATTACTTTAAACCTGCTCTTATCATCAAATATCAACTTCTGATTTTTATGATATTCAATTATTAATTCCTTTTCGTTAGCACGACTCTTTGAATCGTATCTTGCAGATTGAAAAGATTTTTCTTTAGAATATCCTCCGAAGGATTCTTTGAAAAAGGATTCTTCGGATTGTTTTCTGCTTTTTTCCTCTTTCATAATTCAATTGTTCCGTATGCTAACAAATTTACCATTTACTGACTATTTACCAATAATGAATGACTTATAACTAATGACTAATGACTAATAACTAATGACTAATGACTAATGTCTATTGTCCATTGTCCATTGTCCATTGACCATTGTTAATTGTAAATTCTTAATTGTTAATTCTCCATCCTCCATTCTCCATCCTACATCCTCCATTCCTTCTCTCCAATCACTCTCACCACCACCTTCAGCTCTTTCTCCTCCTCATCTGTCATCTTCAAAAAATTCTTTGCTAAGAAAATCAGCATAACCACATTTCCTTTTCCCGCAACCTGAATCATCTTTCTTCTCAACTTTATTTTCAGTTCAGCCCTTCCTTTTCTCAAAAATTCGGAATAATTATTTTTTACCGTCTTTTGATCCACTCCAAGTATATCCGCAATTTCTGTATCATTTGCCCCGATTTTTGCTAATTTCTGGACTAATTCCTCAGTTTTTATCTCTATTTCTTTTCTTTTTCTTGCCATTCACAGCTTCCTTTCCAAATTATTCTTCTAACTGAAATTTAATAAAAATAAATAAATCTATTTATTTTTATTTTTTCACTATTGCAAAAATAAATAAATCTATTTATTTTCGCTCCAGGAAAACTTAAAATATCATCATTTAATTACTGCTATGGAAAAAACATTTTTAATTGAAGGTATAATCGGCTTAGATATCGTTCCTTCTCAGATATCTGAGTTTCTTAAATCTGCAGATAACTCTCCTGTAAAGTTCCAGATAAATTCTCCCGGCGGTTTTGTTTTCGATGCTATTGCAATTCACAACCTTATTCTTCAGTATCCTGCAGAAGTTGAAATAGAAATCCTTTCTCTTTGCGCTTCTTCTGCTTCTTTCATTGCTACCGCTGGCGATATTGTTTCTGTTTTTCCTGATTCTGTTTATATGCTTCATAATGCCTGGCTTTTTTCTTACGGCGACCATAATAAGCTTCGTGCAGATGCAGACCATATCGAAAAAATTTCTAATCTCTTGGTTAATGCTTATTCAAATTTTTCCAAAAAGTCCATTGATGAAATTAAACTTCTTATGAATGCAGAAACCTTTCTTTTCGGAAAGGAGATAGTTGAGAATGGCTTTGCTCATCGTCTTATCGAAGAGAATAATGTTGTCAATGATAGTTCAGCTTCTGCTATTGATTTCTCAAGAAAATCTATTCAGGATTCCTTTGCCCGTATGTCCGCTGTTAAATCTTTTTCACAGGATATTCTTTCAGCTGCTGCTTTCCTCGACAATACTCAATCTAATTCTTCTGACTTAAATCAGAACAATCTTTCTAAAGAACCTGCCTCTGTTCTGAATGATACAGTTAATTCAAAGAATCCTTCGGATAAATCCCTCACTAATGCCCAAGCTGCCACTACTACCGGATCAACCCTCAATCAAGAACCTTCATCAGTAAACTCTAACCAATCCCTCGAAAATGCCCAGCCAGCATCAGCCATTTCGCCCGAAGTGGCTGATGATTCTTTTTCAGATCAATCTTTTACAATTGCTCTCTTTAATCTGTTTGAAAAATTATCTTTAATTGAAAATCGTCTTGAACAACAATTTGCTGAGCTTGTTGAATCATTCTCTTCTTTTGCTTCATCTCTAAATATCAATTCGGAAAAATCTTTAGCATCCGAAGGATCCTTTGGAAATGCTGATAAAGTACCAGCTGGTATTTTCAAAGAATCCTTCGGAAAATATATTGATTCAAACTTTTTTGAATATCGTCTCAATGCTTTAGTAAATTCCAAAATGATTCTTCCTGCTCATAAAGAGTTAATCTTAAAAATCATCTCTGTAATTCCAAATAGCCCTTCAGAAAATTCATATACTAATAATTCTCAATCTCCTGAAGTTTCATTAAACCCGGAAAAATCCTTAAGTGAAGAACTCTTTTCATTATTTGAAAAATTAATCTCTTTGCCTTCTGCTGCTATTTCTAAAGGTACAATTTCCTCAGAATCCTTTGCATCTCAACGCTTATTTGGAAACGCTGACGGACTGAATAATTCTAATTGGTCTCCTCATAATCTTGAAAAAGAATTTCGTCTCGCAAACGATTCTTCCTCTGAACATTCAATCGGTCTTGAACAATTTGATTTACCTGTTGACCCGGTCTCTCGTAAAAATCATTTAGCAATACTTGAAATAATGGCTAAATATAATTGTAGCTACATCTCTGCATACAGCATTTTCAATCAGCTTAAATAAAACAATTTCGTTCATTCTACATTAAAAAAAGGAAATAATATGGATACTTTAGAAAATCTCAGAGTTGTCGATGAAGTCTTAACTAATGTTGCTCGCGGCTATACAAATGAAAATTTCATCGGCACAAAACTTTTCCCGGTTGTCCCTGTCTCTAAGGAAGGCGGTAAAATTCCTCAGTTCAATGCTGAAGCTTTCAGAGTCTATTCAACTGAAAGAGCTATCCGCGCTAAATCCAATCGTATCTCTCCCGAAGGTCGCAGTACTATTGATTATGTTCTTACTGAACACGACCTCGAGTATCCTATTGACTATCGTGAAGAAGAAGAAGACATTGCTAACCTCCGGCTTCACGCTGCTACTGTCGTTGCAGAAGGTATTCAGCTTCGTCTTGAAAAACTTATCGCAGACCTTGCTCAAAACTTGAATAATTATCCAACTGATAACAAAGCTGTTCTTTCTTCCTCTGATAAATTTTCTCTCGATTCCTCAAATCCTATTCGCATCATTGATAATGCCCGCGAAGCTGTTCGTTCAAAAATCGCTCGCCAGCCTAATACTATTGTTTTAGGTGCTTCGGTTTATACTGCTCTTAAAAATCATCCGCTTATTACTGATAGAATTAAATACACTCAGCACTCAATCATTACTGAAGAGCTTCTCAGAATCCTTCTCAATTTTGATTATCTCTATGTCGGTAAAGCTGTTTACTTATCTGATAATAATGTTTTTAATGATATCTGGTCCGATAATGTCGTCATCGCCTATGTTCCCGTTGAAAATCAATCTGTCCCTCGAAATGTTTTTGAACCATCTTTCGCTTACACTCTTCGCAAAAAAGGTTTTCCTGTTATTGATACTTATTTGGAAGGTGGTAAGATTTCTCTCGTTCGTAATACCGACATTTTCACCCCCAAAATTGTTGGTGCTGATGCAGGATTTTTAATAAGTGATTGTTTATAGGTGTAATAAAATGAAATTCATTATTGTAAATTTTCCGTTGGTGCTTAATTCTAAAATCTATCCGGTTGGCTCTGTTGTCAACCTCCCGCCGTCTGATTATAATTTGCCCAATGTTATGCCTTATCCTTCCGAACAATCATTC